CAGGGAGCAGCCCATCCGAAGAATTTTAGCTCCCCGACCCCCTAGAAGGGACCTCTAACGGTGGCTAGCCGGGTCTCTTAGCGTCCGCCCTACCCGGAACCACCCGGGAGGGCAAGGGTGCATGTACGTGCCACTCCAAACACGCCCGCCTTAGTTTGGGGCCACCGCCCCGGGCTGCCAGAGGCGCGAACGCATGCGCAGTTACCACCTCCACAGAGCCCCTCGACCCCGTCGACTCACCCATTTAACCCCCTAAGCGTTGGCGACGCAGAGAAACCACGCCGACCCCCAACTACACCGGGAGACCATCCGAAGATGGCCGGTGGCTTTGCTAATAGCCCAAAGCGCGATCCGGGAAAGAGCCAGGAGGAACCCAGGCCGGACAACCGCAAACACCGCCGGGAACGGCAACGCTCTAGTGCCCTGAAAGGGGAAGCTCGGAGGAGATATCCGATCGATCAGAGGTGGCAAGATCGAGAGTTTCCCACGTTCTCCCAAACGCGGCCCGCAGGCGTGCGGGAAACTCTCGCTCGAGTAGCACCTGGGCTTCGGGTTCAACACCGAAAGCCCTCTCGAACGACACTCGTGTCTCCGGGCAGACAGGAACACTAGCTCGTGAATCCGCCAACCACGCGCCCATGACGAAGTAATCAGTATGCGGATGGACTCGCACACCAGCCGGGCCGCCCAAAAGAGCCTGAAGCTCGAGGGCCCACTCCTGAAGAATGGGCACGCCTCTAGCGAGACTAAGCTCGCACGCCGCGACACCCCTCATCCACTCGTATGAAAACCGGGGCTCCCGCAACCATCTATGACTAGACAAGGCCCCTGAAAGGACCTTCCGGTAATCACGGACCATGCACCAACCACGGGGCCCGAGTGAAATGGGGGCCGACTGCCCGAAGCGTATCTCCTCGATTATGGTGACAGGGCGTTCGAGGGTGACCTCGTGCCCAGAATTCAGCAGTACATGCTCGGCGAAGGTATCCAACACCCGGGAGGCATCACCGCCACGCAAGAAGACTAAAGCATTGTCGCCGTCGACCAGAACGTCGAACGGTACACGATAGTCCCGAAGGACCGCGACAACCACCGCGAGCATGATAAGTGAATTTCCCATGCCCGTGTTAAAGTCTCCACTAGCGCGACCCCCCTCCCGCGAAAACTTCGCTCCACACGGCAGCTTCCCCCTCAACACCAGCTGCTCACGGAGCAAGCGACGCAATTCCCCATCCCTGGGAAAAGCAGCCCCATACACCCCGTGCTCTGCCTCCAACTGGGAAGGCCCCACATGGGCCTCAAACGCCTTGCCATCAACTTCAAACACCACGCACGACTCCAGCGCTTTGAACTTCTTCACCACCAAGTTAGCGCGTTGTCGGGGATTGAGGCCCTT